GGATGAGGCTGTGTAGTTGAGCAAGTCCATCGGTAGCGTCCAGTTACGGTAAGGATTGGGAGCCTCTGGCGTAGTCAGTAGAAGGGCACGCAACTCATTCTGTCGCTTGGTTGCAGCCTCAAGTTGGTCAGATAACTGTGTGGCTAGGCTTGCATTACCTTCGAGGATAGCCTTCTGCAATAGCAAGGAGATGCGATCTGTCTCGCTAATCTTGCCCTTAAGGGCTGCCTCAATACCAATAGCCTCAAGGTTGAGAGTCTTAGAAGCCTTCTGTAAGGCTAGAGACTTCTTCTGTGTTTCGAGAGTCTTCTTCTGGAGTGCTGCTAATTCCTTAGCACGCTTTGCGGCTTCGGCTTCTATCCTACGTCTAGTGCGCTCTTCTTCAATGTTGAAGCCAGCACCGCCAGAACCGCCTGCGAACATTCGGCCTGCGCCTTTGCTAGTTTCCTTGTTAAAAGAGTCGATAAATTTTTTCAATCGGCCAAGATCACTATTTTCAACTAGCTTAGGGAAGATGTTTTTTAGATAGAAATCCATCCCCGGCAATTCTTTGAAGTATGCAATCATTTCCGCTAAGCCTGTAATAACAGAACTGATCTCAGTTGCCAGCATCTCCATTGAGTCTGCTAATGGCTGAACTGTGTTGCCGTCGCCTGCGAGAATGCTCAAAGAATCTACTAGACCTTTGCCGATGATCTCTGTTGCTTCACCTGCTGCTGTAGATAAGATCCCCATCTTGCCAGCGTAGGTCTCAAGGTAAGCAGCATTGGCGCCAGAGAATTGCTTGCCGAGTCTTTCTTGTACATCTGCAAAGCTCATGGTCTTAAGCTCGGCTTGAGTTACGCCTAACTTGTACTTAACGAGTCCACGAGTCTGTCCTGTATAAGCGCGAGTTAAATCCTCCACGACTGTCTCATATTTGACGCCAGAGCCTCGTGAGATGTCTAGGGCTTGAGTAAGTAATTCTTGAGACTTAGCAACTGATCCAGTGGTCTGTAATAACTTCTGCATCGATGGGCGAAGCTCATCATCTGTAACGCCAGATGCTTTAGATAATTCAGAGATAAACTTTTCAATGCGTGGGACTTCAAAGGATAGGCCGAGATTCTTGACAGCCTGCGCGAGTTGAGAGGCTGCCTTCTCATCGTCCATAAATGCCTTAGCGGCATTCTTACCGAAGTTAATTACAGCGGCAGTTGATAGGCCAATGCCTGCTGCGCCTGCCAGACCCTTAAAAGATTTAGCAAGCCCCTTGATGCCTTTATCAACATCGCCTAGAGCCTTCTTGCCTTTATTTTCGACAATTACGGGGATTCTTAATTCAGCCATTAGTTGCTCCCATTAAACTTAGCGGCAGCCTTTTCTAGTGCCTTGATGACTCCAGCCTTAGCCTTGCCTTGATCCTGATCGTAAGCCTTAAACATTGCACGGCCTTGCATCTTGCCACCGCCTGCGAATTGTCCAGAGAAGCGCGGACTAAAATTGCCTGAGAGTCCAGACTTACGTCCGGCAGTCTCAACGATTGCTCCTGCTGCTGTCTTATTGTGGATCGATACAGTCGATGACCATCCCTGACGGTTAGGCTTAGTCGGTGTCAGCTTGTATCCAATGCCACGACGGGCTTCTGCCGCATCGTACATGGGGAACTTGGCAGTCTTTACTTCATGCTTTACGAATCCAGATGGAGCCTCTGAGTTAGATGGGAGAAATCCTCTGGCCTTTTTTACCACTGGCTTTAAGAATCCGACCATCTCTTCACGAGTCTCTTTGTCAAGATCAGGCGAGAATTGCTTTAGAGCCTTACGGAGTTGGCTAGCGCCTTTTAGCTCTGTAGGCATCCTGTTGCTCCTTCGCTCTATCCTTCAGCGCTTTAAGTAGCATCTGAAGCATCGATGAATCTAGATCGATCAAGTATTGTGGAGGGATAGCAGTCTCAATGCTCAACCGAGCAATGAGATAGTGGATGCTATCCCTGCCTAAGCCAAAGGGTCTGACTCTGCGACCTCAACGCTTTTCAGGCTGTCGAGGAAGTCATTTCCGAATGGCTTGACTGTGGTTCCACTTAACCGAAGGCCTTCCCATGCAAGCCAATAGACATCTGTCTGACGCTCCAAATCTCTAAACGCCTTATGGAACCCCATCTTTGCGTATAGTTCGAACGCGTACTCTAATCGAGGAGTGATCTCGATCTCGGTGACTGTGTTGTCCGCCATCGTGACTATTAACTTTGCCATGCTATGCCCCTTTGTTTAGTTTCTTAGAATGTGCCTGTTGTGGCAACTGCTACTGTACCAGAGACGTTGAATGTCAATGATTGAGTACCGAGATCGCCGACTGCGCCGTTGATATCAGTTGTGCCGTTGATCAAGCAAGTCATTGTGTAAAGAGGGTTAGTCGCAGATACTGCGGTTCCCTTTTCCTGGAGTAGAACAACTGTGACGTTGGTTCCCCATGCAGCCTGAAGGGTTGCAAGGACGTTCGCTGATGCGGTGTCGTTAAGGAAGTCGATTGTGACAGATGATGCCTCAAGGCCTTTAACGAACTTGTGTCCGCCATCGCCCATTGCAGTTACTTCTAGCTCATCGAATGATCGGTTAAGTGTTACTGCGGTAACGTGGTCTGAAAGATCGACAGAGTTAACCTTCACGCCGACCTTGTTGTTTAGAAATACAGCCATTTAGGTTATTCCTCGTCTTTCTTAGTAGATGGTTTTGGTGCTGATGGTGCTACCTGCCCGATCTTGATCAGGAAGGCTTCTTGCTCTTTTTCCCACTCGGACATTTTAGCTCCAACTCGTTAGGACTGAGATATTGATATTACAGGTTAGTAGATCACCAGACGCGGCATTGAGTACGGCTGGAGCCGATACTTCTGTCACGTTGTAGGTGTAGGCAGATGCAGCGAGCAGGTTGAAAACCCGGACGATGTTATCTTCCATCCCGTTAAGGTTGCCTTCATTATCGAGCAAGGGAACCATGACGGAAATTACGAAATTGGCCATAGGCGAAATAGTTGAATGCCAGCCGTTAGATGGTGAGATGTAAGGATCAGCAGGTGCGACTATGACGCTATTGGCGATAGGTGTTGCAGGTGGAAATGAGAAAACTGAATACTTTGTGTTGTCAGTAAGAGCTGCGGCGATTCCTGCGCGGAGTGTTGATATGGCGGCCATTAGCCCACCATCGATCTCGGATCAAGATAAGGTGCAAGTAATCCACGAACACGCGCTAGAAGGGTATTGCCCATGCGGTAAGGAGAAGGCTGGTAGCCATCGATTGTGACTCCGCCTGAAGATGGAGCCTGACGGCTCTGCCAGATGTCGATTGAGATCATAAGCGCAGCTTCTTGAATTGCCGGGACTGTGGCTGGATCTAGTGCAGTTCCAGCGTTTACTGAGCCATAAGGGTTCAAGTAATGCTTAGGCTGGACTACGCCATTATTGATGTTGTAACCGATCGTGTGATCGCCTACTTCTGTAAGTGTCTTGCTGCCGTTGAGGTGTGACTCATTGCCGCTTACAACGACTGTCTGGCCGACATAGAAAATATCTTTAATGTTTTCTGCAAAGTAAAGTTTTGCTGTAGTCGCAGTTGATTCATGTGCAATGTTAAAAAATGTGTTATTCCAGATGAAAGGTAGCAAGACATTATCAGCGGCGTCGCAGACTTGCTGCAAGACTGCATCAGCGTAGAGAGTGCCAACGCCTAGGGCGGTGCGAAGCTCTGCAACTGTTGTGAATGCCATGCTCATCCTTTCTAAAGACTGGAGGGGCAGAAGGGCACTGCCCCTCCAGCGACTTAAGGGTGGCTTACGCCTTGTTGTTCTTGAATGCGCCGGCGCCGACCTTGGTAGCGATTGCTCCGAAGCCGTAGTAGCCGATTGTTACCTGTCCTGCTGCAGTTGATTCTGCGCGTAGGCGGTATGTTGGTGACTCGTACCATGTGTACGCATCTGGGTTAACGATAAGGATTGTTCCATCGCCATCGCCAGCGTTTGTTGGATCAACGTAAAGGTTGAGTCCAGCAACGTTACCTGTGAGTGAAGTTGGCGCAACTGCTCCGCCTGCGTTCATTGGCTGTGAAGCTGTGTAGATTGGGCGTCCTGCATCGTTGAGTGACATGATGTTAGACCATTGTCCTGTTGATACGACCATGTTGCGAGCGAATGGATTTGGAAGTCCTGCAGTTGCACCATATACAGATGCTGATCCGCGAGCAACAATTCCGAGAAGCTCTGCTGCTGTTGGGTATGTTGCAACTGTTGTCGCATCAAGTGAAGCACCTGAGATAAGTGCAGCGTTTACTGCTGAGTTAGTTGCCTTTGCGTAAGCTGCTGCCATGTTGCGGACGAGCTCATCAAAGAATGCTGGAGATGTACGATCTAGCAATTCAACTGAGAATGTCTGCTGTCCAGCGTACTTCTGTACTGTTACTGAAAGGAAGCTTGAGTTCTGATCTGTGTCGCTGAATGCGTCGCCTTCTGGCTCGATTGCAACTGTTGGCATCTGTGTGATCTTTGGGATCTCAAATGTCATACCTGCATCTGGAAGCACTCCACGAGAGATTGCATCGATTGATGGGCGGATTGTTGTTCCGAGAGGGTTGATGATCTCAGAGAGTTGACGTGTTGGTACTAGACCAGCGTTGTCAGATGTGTCTGCCGCTGCTGCGATCCATTGACGAGCTGCGTCGTCTCCGAGTGCTGCACGGATTGTGTTCTCTGCATACTTTGCAGCTGTTACTTCAATGCGTGGCTTTGTGTAAGCCATTGCTGTTACAGCAGGGCGAGCAGCTTCAACTGCGGCAGCCTCAACTGTAGGTGTTGCTTCGACTGCTGGAGTGGTTTCCACTGTGGCTGTCTCGCTTTCTGTTGGTAGGGTTTCTTCAACGGCTTCATCTTCAGATGCCGCGATATCGGTTACGGCTGCAGACTTAAAGGCTGCTGCCTGAACCAAACTTACTTCGAGTAGGTCAGCACTCGATACATATAGAACGCCATTCTTAGGCTTTGCTGCATTGACCATAACTCCGACTGAAAGACCAGTACGAAGTTCTTCTGAGGCTTCGATGAGAGCATCTGTGCCACGGGATGATTTAGAAATCTTGAATGAGGCGTAAATGCCATCTTCTGTTTCATTGAAGAATTGAGCGCGGCCGATTGGCTGCTTTGGATCATGCTCTAATAGGAGCTTCACTTTGCTTGAATCAGCTATGTTAATCGCTCCGCGCTCAAAGACAACTGCCCCGGCGGAGGTATTTCCTACCTCGCCGTCAAATGGCACGATCTTGCCAGAGATAGTGCGCGCTGCGCTATCTGCAGTAAGTTCTGCCGAGAATGTAAGCATCTCGCTCATATCATTCCTTCGCTTCCGTTAGGTGTTAGGTCTGTCATCTCCATGGCTTGCTCTTGGGTGATCAACTGAAGATCAAGGAGTTCACGGATAATTGACAACTCCACAAGTGGATCTGTGCGGAGATAATTCTTGTCGATGTCAAACTTGACGATGTTTCCACGAGCCGTGATGTCATCCATAGATAGACGATCTTCGATGGCTGAAATGAATGGCTGCAAAGAGAGTGTGAGGAACTGGCGTCTTTCGTCCGTCACGTTAGCGTAGGTCATCGTCGTGTTTTGATCTGCTGAGACGTAATACGGAGGGACGTTGCAGAGGCGAGCAATCTCAGTAGCAAGATTCTGAATGGCCTCGTTGTACATCATGTCTTTAGGGCTGAATCCGACTGTCTCATACTGGAGAGTGGAAGTGAGATAGGCCGTTGAACGATTTTGGCGAGCGTTCTTGAAGGCTGCAAGTAATCCCTGGACTTCTGCTGGAGGTAGGTCTGCGCCTGTGTTCTTAAGGTAGCCAGTAGGCATTGGAGTCGCTGCTGCAATTACTGAAGCCTTCTGAATATCAAGAGCTGCACGAATCGTCGATGTTCCAGTATTCAGAATGCCATCGCTCAATGATTGGAATGTGATGAGTGATCCAAGACCGTCCATCGGTACTGTCGTGCCATCGATGGCGTAAGACTTTACGAATACGTTATCGCGATCAAGTGTGGCAGTTACTCGACTGTTAGCGATCCACTCAAAGCGAGATGGACGGCCATCTTCCTGGTAAGTCTCAACAACTTGCCAGAATGCCTGTCCGTAAAATAGAAGTGAATCAACTGTGTAAGCAATAGTGACAGAACGTGGCTGATGGTATGAAGGTTGTTCTAGCCAAAGTGGCTTGCCTAATTCTTCGCCAGTTGATTTCTTGTAAAGCTCTAGTGGGATCGTACCGATTGTGCCAGCAAGTAGGTTACGGCATCGAGCTAGTGCCGGGACTCCCATTGCTTCTGTGCGTCCGACATAAGCAAACTGGAATGGCATCGCATAAGGAGAATACTCACCCAAGACCTGAGGTGCATACTGCGCTTCAATATCAGACTTTGACGCTGCACCTGTTAGGCGCGAAAGGATACCCATAGATGGCAATTATACACTACATGTTGTGTTATTCGGTGTAGATAGCCGCTACCTGTTGTGGTTTTAATAGCATCGATACAACCATCGCTAGAGATATCGGCGCAGAGACATCGCCTGCGCTTTTACGTTTAACGATTCGCCAGGATGAATCATTGGTCTTAGCTGCGCAGTTATTCATCTGCTTGATCAATTCCTCTTGACCATTATGGACTACTCGACCATTGACCAGACCATCGAGGAGATCAGAGCAAGCCTGATAGAACTGCTGACCTGACACGTCCTGGGTTATTTGACCAGCATTGGCAAGGCGCTCGGCAATTGATTGCGTCGTGTACTTGTCGTAGCAGATCATCTTAGGACGATACTGATCAGCCCATCCTTTGATCTCGGCTGCGATCTTAAGATCATCTACCGAGACTTGACTTTCCCACGTCTGGAGAATCCCGACGCCGATTCTTCCGTCACCCATAATCTGACC